GCTAGGGTTAATGAATAGAGGAGCTGTGGGTGCAGTAGCACCAACAGTGACAATCTGCGAAAAAACTTTGATAGGTCTCGATAAAAACTTGACAATAGACACCTCATCTGTATCAACATTATAATGAGTGTTATCCATATCTTGATCATAAGAAGCTTCTTCATGATGAAAATCGTCTATGAACGTAGTTAAAACTTGAGTTTTATTTTGAGAAACTTCCTCCAATATACCCGACTGAGGAAATAAATTCACTGACCGGGCGTCCAAACCCAAACCACGATTTTGTTGATTGGGTCTTTCTGGTCGATTAGGTCTTACAGGCAAAGGTATCTCAACTGTGGCTTGAGGGGTTGGTGGTATTTTAATCCTCAACGCATCCGCTAATATAACAGCAGAAGCGTACCAATCTGTGGATGGAAACGGCAATGAATAATCTCCCCTTTCGAAAAAACTATAATACTCATTGCGGTTTTTAAGCACAAGTTCCATAGCTTCCACTATGAGAGATCCATCGGCGTAATAAAAGGTTTCTGGAACTGCCAATCCTGCATAATAACCACCCTCGGCAAAAACGCCCGAATGTGGTGTTAGCGGAGAGATATCACAGTTATCATCAAGATGGTGCCTATTGACATCAGCAAAATAATCACTGCGAGGAGAACATAAACCACACGAAACTGTGTCCCAATGTTGTATTGCAGATCCAAGACATGCAATTCCATTGAATTGCGGATGTCGGTGGTATGCATAACAAACATCAGAGGGTAATTCGCGGATCCTCCGTTCTGATTCCGATAATAATGATAATGGCGGGCTATCCGGCCCTTCCAGTGGGGTTAAACTGGCTGTATACCCCTGTTTTTCGTACAATCTTGACTTCGTGCTTGTACTTGCACCTTGTTTAGTTTTCGTGAAACTATATACAACCTGGAGAACGTTTCAACCCTCCGGGAGGTTCAGCATTCAATGTCGTCTCCCACACAAGCCTATGATTCTGCTGACACACAGAACCATGGTAACCAATATGTGGTTCATTCTTAACGTTGTTCAACAGCCATGCTGTAATTCTATCGTCAAACGTTAAATGGTTCGTCCTCACGAAACGGTGGAATTTTCTGGTTTCCACGAACCGATTAACACGGTCACGAAATTCTTCATATTTCGCCCTTCCGTGCGCGACATACTCTAGCAAAGCACCATCAAGTAAATCACCAAAAAGTTCTTCTTCTGTCATGTGTGATACAGGTATACCACAAGACAGCGATTTGATAATGCTAGACTCTGACAATGCACCAAGGCGTCGTTGAAGTTCTGGTATGTACACAGTTTGACGTTTTAGAAAGTCAACCTCACTGACATGATAAAATGAATCATGATCGCCCTCTTTAGTTGGTGGGGTATACAATATGCCATATTGATCTAACCAATAGGCTTTAATCTGTGCATTGTACCAACTGCATTTATCAGACACAGTACCAATATCATCGTCACCATATGTCATCATATGAACATTAGTCCTAAAAGGTGGTGG